AATGGTTCGGTCGGGGCGCCTGACGTGGCCGGGAATATCGGTAAACTAACCCAGGCCAATACTGGCCGCAAAGCTATGCAGGCTCAAGTAGCGAATGTTGCTGCTCAAACTGCTAATACAAGGGCACAATTGCCACAATTGGCCCTGGACGCGAAGCTTGCAGCCACAACTGACAAGTGGCTGATGGATAATCCTAATCTGGCTCAAACGATTGCCGGTGCGAACGCTGCGAAACGTGTAGGCTTGCCGCCCTCATATGGTGGCGTTGCCGGTGCGGCCACAAGCGCGAAGGAAGCCTGGAAACCGAACTCTGGCCCAGGCTTCAAATGGGGGCCACAGCCGAAGGTCCTCCCTGGTGGCCCGCGTAAAGAGCTGCGAAAAGATCTCAAGAAAGGGGAGAAATGGACTCCCTATAATGACTATTTCTTTAATAAATATTAGGAGACTACTATGCGGCGAAAACGCATGAACAAACGCAAGTCTAAGAAATTGTTTGCCCGAACCTCTCGCTCACACGGTAGGAATCGCGTCAGCGGGTCTCCCCGTGGAGGTATTCGGTTGTAAACAACGCGAGCGTAGCTCGTTCATACCATTGCCGGTTTTTCTCTGTCCGGCAATAAAAGCAACTGACCTCCCGCAAGAGAGTGGTCTGTGGCTCTCAAGCGGGGGGCTGGTTGCCGGTATCAAAATCAATCATCCACCTACGCCATATATGCAATGGAGCGTTGCCTAATGTGTCGATATCCAAAATGTAAAATACCAGCCGATAAGCGAACCTGTGACAATTGTTGTATGAATGGCAGTCAGTCATACTGCCCTGTAATAAAGGATACTGCCGATGCCATGTCACCATCCACTCAACGCCTATCGACATCCCCATATAAAAACAGCCTCGGGCAAAGCCAAAATCGTGATCACGGGAAAAAAGAAACCCCTTACATCGTCGATTCAGGATTGGCTAGTTATACCGTGCGGTCAGTGCGTAGGCTGCAAAATCACAAAGACAAAGGAGTGGGCAATAAGATGCGTCCACGAAGCAAGCCTCTACTCTGACAACTGTTTCTTAACCCTAACTTACAATGATGAGTGTATGCCCAAAGATGGCTCACTCCACAAAGCTGACTTCCAAAACTTTATGAAGCGGTTCCGCAAATCTTACTCTGGGACTGATGCCGTAGATCGAGAGATCATTGATAAACATACGGGCGAAGTGACCACCTATACTTACCATCCTATCCGCTTCTTCCACTGTGGGGAATACGGATCGAATAAAGACCGTCCCCACTACCATGCCTGTGTATTTAATTATGATTTTCCGGATAAAGAATTATTAACGACCAAGAAAGGCGTGAAACTATATGTCTCAGAAATGCTTGAAGAACTTTGGTCTAAAGAAGTGTCCGTTGACGAGTCCAAATATCATAAGCTGGACAACCTTTGGTATCGTAACGGGCGTCTCTATGTCAAGCTTGGTTACTGCCGTATTGGTTCTGTTACTCCTGACTCAGCCGCTTATGTGGCTGGCTATATTCATAAAAAAGTCGGTGGCGACCCTGCGTGGGATCATTACTTGAAAGAAGATGACGAGGGCAATATCAATATCCTCGAACCCGAGTACATAACGATGTCGCGTAACCCAGGGATAGCAAGAGACTGGATCAAAAAGAACCTGTCGGACGCCTACCCTAAGGACTTCGTAACCTCTAAAGGAAAAAAATTTAAAGTTCCCAAATACTATGATGCGATATATGATGAGTGCTACCCGGAAGAACTAGAACGCATCAAACTAAAAAGAAAGGAGAAAGCTATTGAGCTACAAGAGTCACCTGAACGCCTAGCAGCAATGGAGAAATGTGCAATTCTTAACCGAAAACGAATTATTAGGAGCTACGAAAATGAAAGTTAACGTCTATGCTTTTCTCGATGTGAAAACGAATTTCTTCCTTCCACCAATGTTCTTTCACAACACACCCGACGCTATGCGAGGTGTGATTAGAATGTCGAAGAACGAACACCACCCTATCTCGGAATTTCCCGAGGACTATCATTTGTTCCGCCTGGCGGAGTATGACGACACCACTGGATTCATCAAAAGCCTAGAAAAACCTGAAAGAATCGCTACGGTTCAAGAATGCCTGGGCCATAAGCCTCAGGGGGAATAATGTCGAATTTACACCTGTTCAGACTTGTCTGGAGTGTTGTGAAATTTATCATAAGGAGTAAACGTAATGGAGTTGATCAAAACGAAAAGGGAGAATGGCAGCTCCCGTGTGGCCGTACGTTCAAGTGCTCCGTCAATGACGGAGCAGAGCCACAAAAAGGCGTGCAACATCAACACGATAATGGCCAAAATCAGGAAGGGCCACGCAGTCCCAATGAGTCCTGGTGAGCCGATCTTCGGTGACTTCACCAAATGCAATGACTTCCAGACGGCGCAAAATGCTGTTCTGGAAGCGCACGATCGTTTCATGTCGCTGCCAAGCGACGTGAGACGCAGGTTCGGGAATCAACCGAACAACCTTCTTGAATTTCTCGAGGACCCTGCGAACCTCGAGGAAGCCGTGGAATTGGGCCTTGTGACCAAACTGGCACCACAGGACCCTCCTGCCGAGCAAACGCCTCCAGCGGCCGAGGAAACGCCCAATACAGGCGATTAGCCATAGAGAGTACAGATGGAGCTTGATCCCATCTGTACAACTGACACTTTATCTATTTTAACATTGGAGCTATCAATGGCCAAAATGAGAAACAAAAGCCACATGGGCAAGCAATTTTCTAATGTGCCCAGTGCCAACATTGCTCGGTCGGTGTTCGATCGTTCACACACAAATAAGACCGGCATAGATGGAGGCAAACTCTATCCGGTTCTGTGGGATCGTGTTTTGCCTGGAGACACTTTTTCGTGTAATGTGTCCACCGTGGCCCGGCTGGCCACACCACTCAGGCCTTTTATGGATAACCTGACGCTGGATTACTTTTTCTTCTATGTTCCCAAGCGTTTGCTGTGGGAAAACTTTCAGCGGTTCATGGGCGAGAAAGATAATCCAACTGATTCGATCGATTTCACAGAACCTCAAATGACCATACCTACTGGTGGAATCGTCGAGGAAGAACTCGGAGACTATTTCGCTCTGCCTGTTGGCGTCGAAGATTTCGCCCCGAACGCGTGGTATTTCCGGGCATACAACAAAGTGTACTTTGATTGGTTTAAGGATCAAAACCTGATCGATGCCCCTGCACTCAACATAGACGACGGTCCGGATGCGATTTCAGATTATCCGCTGCAAAGAAGAGCAAAAAGAAGAGATTATTTTACTTCAATGTTGCCTTGGCCGCAGAAGGGTGACGAGGTTGATTTACCGCTTGGTGATACCGCCCCGGTTCAAGGAGATGGTAAAGCGCTTGGCTTGATAGATGGTGCCAACAATTTTGGCTTGTTTCAGATTGCCGGGGGCGGCCACTTGGCCGGCGGTAGCACCGCATATAACACAACTGTGGGCACCGTATCTGGAGGTACAAACCCGGTAAATACCTATTCGGTTGGTGTGCATACGAATCCAGACCGGTCGGGCCTTATTGCTGATTTGTCTAATGCGACTGCCGCCACTATCAACTCGCTGCGTGAAGCCTTCCAGCTCCAACGAATGCTAGAACGCGATGCCAGGGGAGGTTCACGCTACGTGGAATTGGTAAAGTCACATTTCAACGTTACGTCACCCGATTTTCGACTTCAGAGGTCTGAATATTTAGGGGGTGGCTCTACTCCTGTCAACGTGGCTCCCGTTCCTCAAACTTCCGAGACTGGTACCACCGAACAGGGCAAGCTTGCTGCCTACGCGTATGCTCAACAATCCGGTATCGGATTCACGAAGTCGTTTGTTGAACACGGCGTCATCCTTGGCCTTGTCTGTCTCAGAGCAGATCTTACTTACCAGGGTGGTCTTGATCGTGATTGGACTACGCAAACCAAGTACGACAATTATTGGCCAGCCTTGCAATGCTTGGGTGAACAGGAGGTTCTTAATCAGGAAATCTATTGCGATGGTTCGGCGAATGACACTGCGGTACTTGGCTACCAGGAACGGTGGGCGCACTTGCGGTTCAAACTATCGACTGTCACCGGGGTAATGCGGTCAAGTCATCCACAATCACTCGACTCGATGCATTTGGCCCAAGACTTCGCGTCGCTGCCAGCTCTTAACCAGGATTTCATTGAGGAGAATCCTCCACTTGATAGAGTGGTGGCGGTCACGGACGAGCCAGCTCTTTTATGTGATCATTACTTCCGGTACCACTGCACTCGCCCGATGCCCGTAAACAGCGTTCCGGGGATGATCGATCATTTCTAGACCTTTTTATACTACTTTATTTTAGGAGTAGACACAATGGGTCTACTAAGTGGAATCGTCGGTGGCCTAGCCTCATCTGCTCAAGCTCTTTGGAATCAAAAAGAGAAAGGCCGAGACCGACAATACGCGACAAAGATGTCCAATACGGCCCACCAACGTGAGGTTGCGGACCTCCGGGCCGCTGGACTTAACCCTATACTGTCTGCCGGTGGGTCCGGTGCGTCCACGCCCTCGAATGGTTCGGTCGGGGCGCCTGACGTGGCCGGGAATATCGGTAAACTAACCCAGGCCAATACTGGCCGCAAAGCTATGC